TGGTGATGGATATATTTGGAAATATCTTTTCACAATCAATCCAAACGATATTATTAAATTCGATACCTTAAATTATATTACAGTTCCAACTGATTGGGATACCGCAGACGAATACCAATCAGTTAGACTAAATGCACAAAATAGTGGTCAGTTAAAAATTTCTACTGTCAAAACTAGAGGTGTTGATGTAGGACCTCCAAACCAAGTCTATACTTGCAATATTGTTGGTGATGGAACTGGTGGTGAAGCAACAATTGTAATTGATAATCAATCTAAAGTTGATTCTGTTACTATTTCAAACGGTGGATCTGGATATACATATGCACGTATTGATCTAACAACTGGAAACTTCCCAACCAGTTCTACGACTACTCCAACTTTTGATATCATTATTCCACCAAAAGGTGGTCACGGTGCTGATATCTATAGAGAATTAGGTTGTACAAAGGTCTTAATTTATTCTCAAATTAAGAATGATGCCACAAATCCAGACTTTATTGTTGGAAATAGAGTTGCGAGAATTGGAATTATTGCAAATCCAGAAGAATTTAATTCAACTGAACCTCTTGAAAGCAATCAAGCAAGTGCTTTATATGCATTAAAACTTACTGGTGTTAACGCAGCAACTGATTATCTTAACGCAGCATTTGATGCAAATGCAACTATCACTCAAACAGTCTCTGCTGGATCTACAGCAACTGGTAGAGTTATTTCTTATAACAAAAACACTGGAGTTTTAAAATATTGGCAAGATAGAACTTCTTATGGATTTGATAATGATTTGGACAATACTGATGGTACAGGAACATACGGTAATGATTTAATTAAATTTACGTCAACTCCAGGAACTGGAGGTAGTTTAAACATCACTGGATCTAATCAAGATCTCAAGATTGATACTACATTTAGTGATGATAAGTTCGTCATAAATAACCTAAGTTACTATCTTGGACAGACATTCACAAATGGTGTTTCCAACCCAGAAGTGAAAAAATATTCTGGAGATTTGGTTTATGTTGATAATAGACCATCTATTACAAGATCTGAAAACCAAAGAGAAGATATCAAAATCGTATTGCAGTTCTAAAGAATTATGCCACAGCTAACTAATCTCAACACATTTCCTTACTTTGACGATTTTGATGAGTCAAATAATTTTTATAAGGTTTTGTTCAAACCTGGACAACCTGTTCAGGCTAGAGAGCTTACAACTCTACAAAGTATTGTCCAAAATCAAGTAGAGCAGTTTGGTAATCATATCTTTAAAGAAGGATCTGTAGTAATTCCTGGATCTTTAGTAGTATCTGCAAATCAAGTTACTTTAGAACTTCAAAGAACTTTTAATGGATTAGATATAACTCAATATTTAAGTTCATTGGTTGGAAAGAATATTGTTGGTTCAGATAGTGGTGTAAAGGCAAAAATTGAAGGATATCAAGATACACATGTAATCGTTAGTTTACTTGAAGGTGGTACAGATAATGAACAACAAGAATTTGAAGTAGATGAAGACATTTATATAGAGGAAGCTGTTCCCCTAACTGATGCTGCGATTACTAGTTTTTCTGCAGGTGCTTCAGTAGCAACAGTTAAGCAATTTGATGCTGGATGTGTTGCAAAACTTACTGAAGGTGTCTTTTTCTTAAGAGGATACTTTGTTAAGGTTGCTGAGCAGTTTTTAATCATCTCTACAACAGAACCTGAACCATCATTCACCTTAGGTTTTGAAATTGAGGAAGATTTTGTTTCTTCCTATGATGATGAATCACTATATGATAACTCACAAGGATTTGTTAACTTTGCTGCTCCTGGTGCTGATCGTTTAAAGATCATGGCAAAGATGGTTGCGATTATTGATGGTGATGAAATTCCACAAAATTTCATTGAACTTGCTAAAGTTGAAAATGGTGCAATTAAGTCTTCAAAAGTTGTAAATCCCGAATATAATATTCTTGCCGATGAAATGGCAAGAAGAACATATGATGAAAGTGGTGATTACTATGTAAAACCATTCAGTTTAGAAGTAAAAAACAGTTTACAAGATTTTAAAGGGAGTGATGGTATATACGCGGAAAATGAGACTACACAATCTGGTGAAACACCTAGAGATGATTTAGCAGTATATCAACTTTCTTCTGGTAAAGCATATGTTCAAGGATATGAAGTCAATATTCCTTCTGGTGCTTCAATAGATATTTTAAAACCAAGAACTACAAAGGAATTTAAATCCCAAGCAGTAGAATATGCAACTGGGTCTACATTAAGACTTAATAATGTATATGGTGCTCCGAAAATTGGACTATCTACAACATATACACTATCTCTTAGAAGTGAAAGGGTTGGTTCAGCAGCAACTATTGCAGCAGGTAAAGAAATTGGTCTAGCAAGAGTTTACGATTATGCTCTTGAAACTGGATCTTATGACACTTCAAATCCTCTTACAAATTCATGGGATTTAACATTATTTGATGTTGTCCCATTTACGGATCTAACTCTAAACCAAAATCTAACATCACAGCAGATACCTACATTTATTAAAGGTAAATCGAGTGGTGCTATTGGTTATCTTAGATATGAAGCAACAAATACTGGCATAATTACAGCATATAATGTAACTGGCAACTTCATTAAAGGTGAAGAACTGATATTTAATGGTGAAGATAGTGATAGAATTGTTCTAACCTCAACAAACTATGGTATTTCCAATGTCAAATCAGTTCATGGTGAAATTGGAATTACCACATTCTCTGGTGATGTAAAGCAGACTTCTGTTTTAGAATTGGGTGAGTGTACATTTAGTGGTGGTGGAACAACATTAGAGCAAGCAGATAGAGACTTTACGAAAAATTTTGTTGTAGGTGATCTAATTTCATTTAGAAAATCTGGTGATACTCTATCTACACTTAATAGAGTAACAGCAGTAACTGCAGATAACTTAACTGTAGAAGCAACGCAAGCAGTTACAGGTGTTCATAATGGAGCATTGCATGGTGATGGAGATGTTAATGTTACCAAAGTAACTACACAGTTAGGTGACAATGGATCGGATAAACTGTATACTCCACTACCCAAGCAAAACGTAGCAAATGTAACTCTAACCAACTCCTCCATTACTATCAGAAAAACATTTAATGAACCAATTGTTGCTGATGATACTGGTGGAAGACTAACAATTCTTCCTGCCGATCTTGAAACTGGTGAAACATTTTTACCATTTGATGAAGAAAGATATATTGTTATCAATGCAAATGGTGAAACTGAAGCATTAACTGAAGATAAGTTCACAATTACAAGCGGAAGTAGAGAGTTAATCATCAAGGGTCTCAGTGTTCTTGGTTCAGCAACTTTGGTTGCTACATTGAAAAAAACTCAAGTAAAATCACAAAATAAGATTAGAAATAGAGTTAAAACTATTCTTGTAGATAAGTCATCTTTGGCAGGATCTGGTATTGGTGCAACTACACTAAATGATGGTCTAACTTATGGAAACTATCCATATGGAACTAGAGTTCAGGATGATTCAATCTGTTTATTAGAACCAGATGTTACTAAAATTCATGCTATCTATGAATCATCTACAACTGGAACACCACAATTACCAAGACTTACTCTAACTGATGTCAGTAGTTTTAATGGTAGTGTTGAAGATGCTCTAAATGGTGAAGAAATTGTTGGTAGTGAAAGCAATTGTGTTGCTATCTTAGTTAATAAAGTATCCTCATCAACTGCAGAAGTAGTTTACCTTAATGGTAAGAAGTTTAGTGTTGGTGAGGAAATTACATTCAGAGAATCATCAATTACTGCAACTGTTAGTATAATTGTTGATGGTGATAATGATATCACAGGAAAATATATTTTCAATAACTCAACAAAATCAACAATTTACGATTATTCCAGAGTTACTAGAAAACCAAACACAAAATCACCTACAAAAAAAGTAACTATTGTATATGAATATGCAAGCGTTGATGCAACAGACACGGGAACTTTAGTAACTGCCAATTCATATGAAAATTTTGATTATTCAAATATTTCTACTATTGATGGTTTAAGACAAAGTGATATTTTAGATATCAGACCAAAAGTTAAATCATATTCAGTATCTGAAGGTGTTAGATCACCTTTCGAGTTTTTGGGTAGATCTTTCGATTCAATTCAAAATAATAATCTAAATGTACTAGCATCAGATGAGACAGTTGAACTTGATTATTCAATTTATTTGGGAAGAATTGATAGAATTTTCTTAACAAAGCAAAAATCATTCCAAGTTGTTCAAGGAACACCAGAAGAAAATCCTGAAGCACCAGTTCCTCTTGAAAATGCAATGGAGGTTGCTGTAGTATCATATCCTCCATATTTAACCAATGTAAATGATGCAAAAATATCTTTATTAGATCATAAGAGATATAGAATGCAAGATATTGCATTGCTTGAGAAAAGAATTGCAAATCTTGAGTATTACACTCAACTATCTCTTCTAGAAACAAATACCGCCAATCTAGAGATTAAAGATTCTGATGGAGCAACAAGATTTAAGTCTGGTTTCTATGTTGATAATTTTACATCCACAACAAACCAAATTAAACTTGGTGCAAAAAATGCAATTGATCCGAAGAACAACGAATTAAGACCTTCTTCATATACTACCGAACTCGACTTACTATTAGGATCAACTGCTTCTACTGGAGTTAATGGAGTTGTTGATTCCAATTCTGACATACGTTTTGCTGAGGATCTTATCGGTGAAAATATTAGAAGAACTACAGTAGATCCAAATGGAAGTGCTGGGACAGATGGAATGGGTATTATAACCCTAGATTATGAAGAAATTGCATCAGAATCTCAACTAACAGCAACAAGAGTTGTAAATGCTGCACCATATTTTGTTGATTTCTATACTGCTCAAGTAACACTCAATCCATCTTCTGATATTTGGGTTGAGCAGACACGAATTGAAACACAAGTTATTGAAGGATTACTTGGTGGAGTTTCTCAAACTAATATTACAGCAACTCCTGCAGACTTAGATCCTCAAGCAGGTTGGTCTCCAACATTATGGGGTGGATGGAATGAAAACTGGACTGGAAGTTCAACTTCTACAAGAACAGTAACGGGTTCAAGCACTCAGTCCATTGCTGGTGGTGGTGGCACAAGACCAGGAAGTGCTACTGCAAGTGCAAGTGCAACTGTACAAACTACTACACATACAGGAACAGCAACTCAACAAGGTTTCTCTCAAAGAATACAAACAGTACCTGGAAACAATATTAGTCTTGGTGATAAACTCGTATCGACTGAAGTTTCTAGTTTCTTGAGATCAAGAAATATCGAAATCGTTACAAGAGGAGCTAAACCTTATACTAGACTATACACATTCTTTGGTTCATCAAGAGTAACAAATTATTGTACTCCCAAACTCCTTGAAATTGAAATGATTTCTGGAACGTTTACGGTCGGTGAAACAGTAGTTTCTGCTGGTGCATTTGCAAATAGACCAGGTGTGACTCAAGATTTACCATATGTACTATTCAGAGTTGCTGATGCCCATCATAGAACTGGACCATTCAACGATCCTCAAGATGTTTATACAATAAATCCTTACACACGTGAGGAAATGCCAGATCTGTATTCAACAACATCAACTATATTGAATGTTGATTTAGCATCAATGGCACTAAATCCTTCTGGTGAGTTCTTTGGTTATGTATCTGAAGGAATGATTCTTCAAGGTAGAAGTAGTGGTGCAAGAGCAAGAATTTCAACGTTAAGGCTTGTCAGTGATAATGTTGGAATGATGCAAGCATCATTCTATATTCCAAACCCTAATGCACAAGGAACACCAAAGTTCAGAACTGGAAATGTAACCCTCAAGATTAGTGATGCTGATTCATTAGATCCAATTGAAGGAGTTGCTTATACTGGAGGTGAAAAAGATTTCTTCTCTCAAGGAAATATTCAAAATGTTCAAGGTCAAGTAATTTCTACAAGAAATGTT